AACGTATCCCCGCCCGCCCACATCCGGCATCACTGCAACGATGTTGAACGCCTGCAAGTTGTGCGTCAGGCGCATTCCAGCCGTAATTCCGGCCCTGTAGCGCACGCGAATGGATGCCTGCACCACAGACACCGGCGCACCTGCCTTGATGCTTTCTAGGCCCGATTTCATGCGAATGTCAGCCCACAGCGTGGCTACATCCGTCCAGCCGGGGATGGGCTGTCCTAGCTCGTCGACAGATTGCGACGGGCTCTGCAGCGTGACGCGGCGATTGAGGCGTCCGGCTTGCATCATGCGTACACCTTGAACGGCTGCAGCAAGTGGTCAGCGCCGTTGGGCAGCGCGGCCACAGATGCGCCCACCACAACGTCTTCGCGCTGCGCGTAGAGACTTCCCACCGTCAGCAGCACGGCGGCCTTGATCTGGTCGTTGACGACGATGCCGTCGAATACTTGGCGGTAGGCCACCAGGGCGCGCATGTAGGCGTTTTCTGCGGCCTTCAGGGCTGCGGCTTTTTCGTCTTGGTCGGTCAATGCTTCCGCAGCGGTAACGGCGGCCTCTTTGGCGGCAGTGGCGGCGGTGAGCGCAGCCGGGGCAGCAGCCATCGCAGTCTGCAATGCCGTGTTGTCGGCGTACACGCCCCTGTCCATGGCCTTGATGGCGGCATGCTCTGCGGCGTTGATGTAGAGGCCGATCAGGGCGTCTTCATCGGTGCCGTCAACCCGTAGGTGCAGCTTGGCCTCGGACAGTTGGACGAAGCTCATTACAGGCTTTCAGCGTAGGCGACGGCTTCTGGGTTCGCGTCAACCTGGCCGGAGGCGAGTGCCTGAGCCAGCTCTTCGCCTTCAAGCTCGATCACGTCGTCAGGTTTTCCGAACGCACCTTCGACCAGCACGCGCAGCTTGGTGGCGGTGGTCTGCTTCTTGGTTGCCATGGTTGTTCCTTGTGGAATCGCAATGAAAAAGCCGCCCAGCGGTGAGACTGAGCGGCTTTTGCGTGGGACTGTGAAGGTTTACGCTTCAGGTGGCACTGTTGGAATACACCTTCACGGCGGCGGTATCCAGCAGGTTGGAGCCGGTACGCATCCAGCCGCAGAAACCGACTTGGCCGTTCAGCGCAAAGGCCGAATCGTCGAAGCGGCGCAAACTGGTGGAACCAGCCACGTCGCGGATGACGAACTGCGAGAAGTCGCCGAAGGCGATGGACTTGGCGTTAGCACCCATCGCAGCCACGTCGTCGTTCACCGTGTAGGGGTAGCCGCAGATGGTGGAAGGCGTGCCGCCGCTGATGCTTTCGTTGTCGCCGGGGTTCCAGATGGGACGGCCCGAGGTGTCCTTCAGCTTGCGGATGACGGCCACGGACGTGTCGCGCAGCATGAAGCGGGCGCCGCGTGCGCGGTAGGCGCTGTTCACGCTGTGGATCAGGTCAATCAGGTCGTCGTAGATCACCGTCAGGGTTTGGCCGGTGGTGCCGGTCTTGCCGGTGGCAGCGCGGGCCATGACACCGAACGGCTGGCTGGTGCCGGTGCCGGTCGTGTAGTGCGCGTTCGTAATGCGGCCAAGGCGGGTCGCCAGGCGGTTCACCACAAAGGCCACCACGTCAATCGCGCTGTCTTGGATCAGTTCAACAGGCAGGGCGATCTTCTTGGAGCTGTACTTGTAGGGGTTCACAGCCACCGTGCCGAAGGTGATGTCTGCACCAGTAGCAGCGGCGTTTTCCGCCACGATTTCACCCACTTCCGAGGTGCCGTCGCTGGTAGGCCAGTTCAGGGCATTGCCGCCTGCGGTCGTGATGACCTGGGCCACTTCACGCATACCGCCAAATGCCTTGAGCGAGTCCACCACCATCGCGGCGATTTCCGCTGGGACGGTGTAGCCGCCTTCTGCCGGGGTCGTGGTGCTCATGGCGTTGCGGATTGCAACGGCCTGTTCTGCCGTGACGTTATTGCCGTGGCGCAGGTACAGAGCCACAGCCGTCATGGCGTCAATGGTGTCGCCTTGGGGCTTCTTGGAAGCGTCATTGGCGGCGTTGTCGAAGTGCTTTTCAGCGTCCAACTCGCGCATGCGTTCGATGCTCTTGATCTGGCTTTGGGTGGCTTCGATCTGGTCGGCAATGTTGTCGAAAGAGGCTTGCTCTTCCTTCGTCCACGTTTGCGAGCCTTTTTCGGCCAGCATGTGGTTTGCGGTTTTGGCGAGGTCTGCAATCTTCTCGCGCAGTGCGGTGATATTGGACATATGTCCCTTTCAAAAAGAAAAAACCCGCTCTGTGACGGGTATGGTCAGGGCATCCGGCCCTGGCGGTTTGCTGCGCGAGAAGCGCTAGGCAATCTGTGCAATCCGCAGGCGGTTGGCGTTGGCTGCGGACATAAAAAAACCCGCCTCGTGGGCTGGTTCGGTTTCGTTCTTGACGGGGGCGGGTTCTGGTTCAGGCGGCGGCTTTGGCGGGTTGGCAAATGCCGACAGGTTCCATGTGTTCTTGGCCGTGGACTTTTCGGTGATGCTGTCGATGAAGCCGTACTCGAGTGCCTCTTGCGCGGTGAACCACGTTTCTGCCTGCATCTTTTCGCGGATTTCCTGCTCGGGCTTGCCGGTGCGGCTGGTGTAATCGTTGACGATGGCGCCCTCGATCTTTTCCAAGACATCGGCGGTATTGCGCAAGTCGGTCTTGTCGCCCCATGCGAAGCCGCTGGCGTTATGGATCATGAAAAACGCGCCTTCGGACATGCGGATTTCGTTGCAGGCCAGGGCAATACTGGTCGCCGCGCTGGCGCACAGCGAATCAATCTGCGCCACCGTCTTGCCACGGAATGCAGCGATGGCGGCCATGATGGCGCGGCCTTCAAACACATCACCGCCTGGGCTGTTGATGTGAATGTTGAGCGTCTGCACATCGCCCGCCTGGTTGATTGCCTCAATGACGGACAAGGCCGAAACGCCCCAGTCCGCGCTGATGACGTCATAGATATAAAGGCTGGCTGTGTCGCCGTTCTGGGCGAGGTTGAACGGGCGCGGCTTGTCGGCCTTGTTGTCAACGATCAATCGAAATAGCTTGTTCATGCTGGTGCCCCTTCAGGCGTCGGTGTTGCTTGTGGCTTGCTGGGGTCAAAGATCACATCGCCGCCTTCCACGGGCGGCAATCCCTTTGTCCTGCGCACCTCATTGACGGTAAGCCAGCCCTGCCCAGTACCCGGCCCGCCCAGTGCGGCGCGGTTGTAGTCGGCTTGTGCCTTGGCATCGCCTTCGATCAGGTCGGACAGGTCGAACCGGACGAACTTGCCGTTATCGCGGGGAAACAACTTGCGGTTCAGCTCCTGCTCCAGCCTCTTCAGGTGCAGGCGCAGGGTGTGCATTACGAAGTCGCGGGCCTGCTGTTCATACCCGGCGCCCACGGCAGACGATCCGGTTGTTTCACCGATCATGTGCGGGGGGACACCGAAAGCGCGGGCGATGTCCACAACCTGGAACTTGCGCGCCTCCAGCAGCTGCGCGTCTTCAGCGGATAAGCTCAGTTCACGCGCCTTCAAGCCTTCGGTGAGCACCAGCGGCGTGCGGTGGTAGTTCTCAGAGCCTGAATACTTGTTCTGGAATGCGGCTTGCAGGCGGGCTATCTGCTCTTCGCCCATCTTGGTCGCGGCTTCGATGATGAAACTCGGGTGCGCGCCATTCGCAAAGAACTTGCCGCTGTAGTCATCCATCGCCATGGCGTTGCCAATGGCGTTCTTCGCTCCGTAGGCGATGACGCTCATGGAGCGCACGCCGTCAAAGCCGTGGCCGGGGAAGTGCAGGATGTCGGCGGGGTCTAGCCAGGTGGTGACGCCAAACTCCGGCATCGTGATGTAGTAGCGCACAGAGCCGTCTGGCATGCGCCAGGGCTGCACAGCGCCCCACGGCAGGGGCTGCAACGCTGCCACAGAGCCATTCATGCGGCGGCGAATCCATGTGAACCCGTCGCCGCGCAATAGCTGTTCACTAACCTTGTTATCCCAGTGGCTGGTAGCGGTGAATTGTTCGTGCGGCTGCTCGTTCAGCAGATACCACAGGGCATCACGGGGCAGCTTCACTTCGCTGTCGCCGGTTGTCTGCAAGACGTCAAGACGCAGGGTGGAAATGGAACCGGCAATCTTCTGGCGGCATGCGGCCACAGCCGATACGCGCTGCGCGGAGATTGGGTTAACGCTGATGCCGGATGCGCCAGGCGTCACGCCGAAGGCATCCATTACCGCGTCGCTGTATGTGGCGTTTTCCGGGCGCACCTCTACCTGGCCCGACTTGAACAAGTCAGCCAATTTAGAAAAGATGCTCATTACAGTTCTACAAAGCCTTGTGTGATTTCGTCGGACACGATTTGCTGATTCACCAGCCCCGCCGCCATCACAGCAGCCACGGCCAAGTCAATGCGCCCAGTCGCTTTTTCCTTGGACAGCTTGCGGTTCTCCGCGCCGTCCTGCTCAATTACCGCGTTGCTCATGCACCAGTCCATCACCTTAT